CGAATCTGGAACTCAGCAAAAGACATATCATATACTTTCTTAATGCTTTTAATTCCAAGTTCGCCTATCGCAAAACTAATAACGTCTTTCTTAAAATCTATTTTTTCGGGCTTATCGCTTTTTTTTTAGAAGTATCGGCAGGCACGTCTTGATTCATTGAAGCTAAAAAAGCATTTTGAAACTCAACAGAAAAAGAGCCTAAAATACCCCCGTTTTCATCAATCATATCGTAAATATCATCAATCGTCATTGTCATTTCTGTGTTGTTTCGTCTTGCTGCATAAGCTAATGAATAATACATCATTTGCGGAACAATAACAGGGCTATTAGTTTGCACCTCTTGGCCTAATGTAATTAAATCCTTTCCTGTACCTTCAATTAGCATATTTAAGAATCCAATACCTAAACGGAACTCTAAACCTAGTAGTGTTACTTTATTTATCATACTTAAGGAATAATTGGAAATGGATCAGTTGTAGTAATAGCACCTGAACCATCGATAGTCAATGTAAATGATGCAAATTCGTCACCAGCTGGAGCTTCCAAACCTAAAGAAGTAATAAGTCCTTTACCATAATAGGCTAAGTCAGCAGACCCGCTATCCATTTTCCAATCTACTATAGATTTAGCTTGTTGAACAGTTAGTAAATAATCGTGTGATGCTTTTGTGTCATCACCTCCTACACTAGTAGTATCGATTAATTGCGCGTCTGCTTCTACAGTATAAGAGAATGCACCCGCTTGCTTTTCTACCAATCCAGGAGCGCATTTAGTTTGCGATTCAATTACTGCTAATTCAGTGTTTAAAGAGTTGCTCGTAAGGCAAGAAATTGGACGCCAAAGGTCTGTGTCTCTGATATATAGAATTAACCCCTCCCCTTTTATTTTATCGGCCATCAGTTTTTATGTTTTAAATTAATAATATGTTCGTAACAAATGTATTAAATAATACCCAAAGATAATGAATTTATTTATATCTTTACGATGTCGAATGCAAGCGACATAACAATTTAATAAATTCTCCCTTTTAAGTGCCTTGCATCACTTTTTAGGGAGTTTTTGTATTATGATAGGAATATATAAAATCACAAGTCCTAATAAAAAAGTTTATATTGGGCAATCTGTAAACATCGAAAGACGTTTTAAATGGCATAAAAAGAACACTATAAGCACTAAGGGAAAATTAGCTAATTCATTTAAAAAATACGGTGTTGATAAGCATTTGTTTGAAGTTGTTGAAGAATGTTTAGTGGATGAATTAAATTCAAAAGAAAGATATTATCAGGAATTATTTAGCGTAATTGGCAAAAACGGACTTAATTTGTTGTTAACTAAAACTTCGGATAAAAGCGGGTTTGCGTCTATTGAACTACGTCAAAGATTGTCAGATATGAAAAAAGGCAAAAAACATTCTGCAGAAAGACGATTAGCAAATAGTTTATCTAAGATTGGGGTAAAACATCCTGAGTATAGAAAACAATTAAACAGAATGGCTAGATTAGGTAAAAAAGAAAGCGAAGAAACAAAAGAGAGAAAGAGAATATCAGGATTAAAAGCAAATCAAAATGATGATGTCAGATACGCTTGCGGTAAATTAATTTTAAATACACAAACAGGAATTTATTATTTAGGCTTAATTCCTGCGTGTGAATCTATAGGTATTAAAAGAAGTACTCTCTCAGCGTATTTAAATGGTAGATGCAAAAACAAAACTTATTTTATAAGAGTTTAAGCCAAAGTCAAGTTTAATCTTAAAAAGCTACGAAAAATAACAAGAGTATCAGTTATAGTCTCCAATTGATTTTCATACGTAATGTTTTGAGTTACATTTGTAAATCCTGTAACATTTAATTTTGGGTTTAACAAAGTCATTACAGCGTCTTCAATATCATTTAATAAAACTCTACTTCCTGAGTTGCCAGCACTCGATGTTTGTGTGTATATTTCGATTAACAAAGATGTTTCCCAATCGTAACCACATTTAGTGCTTTTATCGACTTCTTTAGTTTGAGCAGTTAATAAAATATATTCGTTTATAGCTACATTTCCTGTTATTCTTGAATCGTAACATTTAATAGTTTTTCCGTTAACTACAATATTGTTAACTAAATTAGAAACGGCAAGCCTGATATATTTGTCTGGATTCGTTGTGACTGCCATGTACTATATTTTTTTATTTGTTGACTTTAATAATTTTTCTAAGTTCTTCATTAAATCCTTTTCGCCTTTTTTGTATGAAGGATAAAGAAACGGTTGCGGGTTAACGCCAGCCCCCAATATTTTAGCTAAAATAGGATACGCAAACTTTTCATCAATTCCTTTCGCTTTGCACCAGATTTTAATAGCTGCTAATGCGTCTTTCCAATTGCCTTTTGATTTACTGCCTTGAAACGTTTTAGCCATTTCTGCAAATTCAGTAGGAACTTTTACTTTTGTGCCTGTTCCGAACTCCATGTAAGAACCGTAAATCTCATTAACGGTAACTTTATAAACTAGGTTTTTAACTTTTTCGTGTGATATTGATTGAGCTAATTTACCAAAGTTTTTAGGTGCTAATTTCTTTGCATCGGCTTCTATTTGAATTACAATCGCTTCTAATTCTAAATTAATTTTCTTCTCCATTCCTTCGCCAAAATCCTTTAACTTAGATATAGTTTCAGATACGCCTTTTATACTACCCGCCATTAGCTATAATATTAATTTCTCTAAACAACTCATCATTGTATCGAATATCATTTACAACACGTTTAACACCTCGATATTCAATAGTTAGATTATCCATTTGATCTGATAATTTAGGAGTAGCACGAATATTAAACGACCAATTATCTTTAATATCTGACTTGCCTATACTGTAATCACGATAAGCGGAATTTTGTTTTATTTCAGCCCAAAACGAACCAATTAAAGCTTCTTCTGTAGTGTTACCACCATATCCATCAGGAACGACTAAAACACCGTAAATTTTAATTCTTTTATCGTACTTTCTAGCTTTCATTTACAGGAATCTTTTATACAAATCCAGCATTTCTTTTACACTTTCTGGAATCAATGTAGTATTTACTTGTTTCTCGCTCTCATAGTAAAACACGTGCAACATTTGTAAAGCAGCTTGTATTAATTCATCAGGAACTAAATCAGGAGTTAAATAACCAATGTATAAAGTAACTGTTTTTACATCAGGAAATATAGCGTACATTGTTCTATACAAAACAAATGGTACAGGATCAGTAACTATTGAATTAATAGGATAATCATATACTTTTACTTGACAACTACCTGTATAAACTTGCTCTCTAGGATAAACTAAATGATTAGTACGCTTTTCTACATATCGTAAAGAAGCATTAATCATAGAAGTTATCTCTGCATCATCCTCTACCATATCAGGATCAATGCGTAAGTAGTTTTTCGCTCTTTCTAATGTAATAACTGATAGGTATGGCATTATTTATCTTTTAGAGTAGTTTTAAACTTGCTTTCTTTTTCTTTATCCCATACTGCCAATCCTAATCTGACAGCTCTTTCGTTTCGTTCGTCTCCTAAGTCTTGAATCGATCCTACAGGAAAATTACATTCTTTTATTATCTTGATTTTCATATTTATGAATTTTAGTGGACAAGACAAGAATCGAACTTGTGCATTATTTCTAATATATTAGATGCATTGACCTATTAATGCTATCATGCCCATTTTTATATTTCAAAGATAGTAAAAAAAATTGTTGTGCATTTAAAAATAATAATTACATTTGTCACAGCCATAAGCAAAGTAGGTTTTGTTTATAGTTTAGATTTGGGGATAATTGTAAATCGTGTGAAGTTGCACGAAACCATTAATAACACTAAAGCACCTTTAAACGGGTGCTTTTTTAATTTATATAACTTATGATAACAATAAGTCAGTTAAAAGAGATAATAAAAGATTTGCCAGACGATATGCCGATTATGGTGACTGGATATGAAGTTGGATTTGACGAATGTACGGATATAGATGTAGAAGATATATTCAAATACAATGAAAATACAAGCCCATTTGGAGCGTACTCAACCACAAATACTCATAATGATAAAACGTACAAAGGAAAAGGATTATACATACTATAAACAACAATATTATGAAAAACTTAAGACTAGATTTAATAATTTATTCATTCAAAGAAAATATAGAAATTCATCCACAACAATACATCAAATCACTAGGCATCACATATAAAAAATGCGAAGGAGTTCCAATTGCAGACGTATTTATGTTTTATGATTGTAAAAATATACCTGATACATTGCCTTATTTTATAACTTTAATATAAAAACCCACTACAAATTAATGCAGTGGGTTTTATTACTAATTGTAAGATTTATGCTACGTTTCCGAAATCACCCAAGATAAACGCTGCTGGCATATCAATACCAAGAACAGTTCTGCTTTCAACTCTAGCGGTGATTAAGTTTTTAGTAACGTTATCAGCGTCTTGCTCAAAGAACTCAACAGCCAAACCATCAACTACTACTTTTTTCGCATAGCTCCAGTCCCCGATAAGGTATTTATCTACAGGAATCCAAGAAGCTTTATAAACAGGAACACCATTGATTGTCAATTTGCCATTAACAAAAGAAACGATACCCGGTAAAGAGTAATCATTTGGTTTAGTTACTGCGATATTAGCCCAATCTTTAGGGTTAACCACAATTCCATTAGCCGCATAATCCAATGATTCCAAAGTACCTAAATCATCAATCAATTGCTCAACGTCAACTGTTTTTGCAGTTGTAGAAGGTGTAGCGGCAGCAGCCAAAGCAGCGTAAAAGATTGCGTTTTCAGCTTTGAAGTAATCGCGTCTTAATGCTTGTGGCAAGAAAGAAGTAAGGAAAGGCAAATCTTGTGCCATTTGTTTAGCGTAACGAGTATATCCAGCGATATAAGTAGCGTTAAATGTAACAGCAGTAAGATCGTAATCTTTTTGCGGTTTAGATAATCCTGCTCCTGTAGAAGCAATTGAACCCTCTCCACCTGTTTCTCTATAAATTACATAAGTACCTGTTGCACTGTTAACAGTCGGTACTAAATCAGCAAAGTTGATTATTTGAGCCGGAACCATTGCAACACCCGGTTGATATGTAAATACAGAAGAACCTGTTAGGTTATTTGCTACAGTCATATCACCAACAACTTTAACTTCCATAGATGCGTTACGTCCTTTAGAAACGTTTTTGATCTCGTTGAAGTTATCAGTTAATGCTTTTACCATTACTTCGTTATATCCCTCAGATTTTTGCCCTACTGGGTTAGATTGTAGTTTCAAATCTAATTTATCAGCGTGATCTTGAACTGCTTTTAGCTTCAATTCAAAAGCTTCAGTAGTTGTTTTCAATTCAGTTGCAAATGCTGTTTTTTGTGCTTCGCTAGACAAGTTGTATTTTGTCTCGAATGCTTCTACTGCCGATTTAATTTCAGCAGATGTTTTTGTTTCTAAGCCTGTTTTGATCGCGTCAAATTCAGCTTTTAATTCTAGCTCTAATGCCATCTTATTTAAATTTTAATTGTTGTGAAAATGATTTTAACGTGTCTAATATAATCGGCTTATCATTCAAAGTGTCATCTTCTGACGGCTCATTAGAAAGTGATTTTAATATTGTTTCGATTTGTTTTAATCGTGAATCTGAATAATCCAAATCGTATGCTTTTGTTAATAGTTCCATAAATCCATAATGTGACTTTATAGACTTAATTCCTTGTACAGTGCTTAATTCGTTTGCGCCCCAACTAGATAAAAAAGAGTATTCCATTAACTTATATTCGTTGATAATGCTTTTGTTTTTAGCATCCCTTTGAATAACGTTGTAGCCTATAGATAATTCTGCATTTAAGTTATTCTCATGCATCAATTTTACATCAGTGAACATGTCTTTACCTAAAGGCTTATTCATGTTAAACTGCGTAGTTGTAAGAAGTCCATAACTATCTTTTGTATTAATAGACAATGGAACACCTATCATCATTGTAGGGTTATGATCCTTTAATACACGAATACGTTTGTAATTTTCGTTTACAGTCTTATCAAAAGAACCATAAGCCGAAATATCCCCATCTGAATCCTTAAAATTATACGCATTAGCATAAGCAGTAACAACTCCCTTTGCTTCGTCTAATTCTTTTAAATCGTATGATAATTGTTTGAAATCCATTACTATGATTTTGTTAATGATTTTAATCTTTCTACTACATCTTTAGGAGTATGACCGTCAAATTCATATTTAGCCGTATGCCAAACAGGAATATTAAATAAATCCCAATCACTCGCTTTATAATGGTTTGATATTTGTCCTGTAGGCAAAACAGCTACAACAATAAACCATCCACCGCCAAAACAATCTTCTCCGTTATGATGCTTCCATGACTTATGAACGTCATATTTAGCAATGCAATAATCAGGCAAATCACCCTCTATACTTGTTTGTTCTCGATATTCTCTAGCCCACTCATTAAATAAAACAGCATTATAAAGTTTTCTAAACTCGTACAGTTCATTAAATGTATGATACCCATCACAAATATCATTTTCTTTAAAATCTGGATTATCTTTATTTTGTTTGATAATGTCGTTTATCTCTAAAACTGTACTCATAATTATTTTGTTTTCGTTATTAACATTCCATCACTATCACGCTTCGGAATAAATGCAACCGTACAACGACAATTTATTGTATTACCTGGACTGGCTTTTGGATCACCCGGATAATCTATATTTTGACCTCCAACAAAGAAAGGCTTATCTAATTCCTGCTTAACATTATTCATGTCTAAATGATCGAAAGGCGTTATTCTAGTTCTATTATCTTGAACACTAATCCACATCTTATCTAAAACTAAATCTGAATTTTCAGCCGTTTTAATCGCTGCGAAATTACTTGATGTCGTTGTCTCAGTCCTTGCTATTCTTAACGCTTGCCATTTATAAAAAGTCTGTGACTTTTGAATAAGTTTATAAATAGCGTTCTGTAAATCTATAACCGTTGCGTTTTCTCCTAATGAATCTTTTATAGTTTTTATTACATCACCTACCAATGTATCACGTACAGAAGTAATCTTTACACCGCCCTCGTTAGACAAAAATAGTAAAATTTGCTGTAAAAGATACTGATTAAACAAAACATTTGCTTTCGTTACCTTTTCTAAGTCTTTGTTTATCCTGTTTCCGTAGTCCAAGCCAATAACAGAATATATTTCTACAAACATTTTTTTTATATCTTCTTCCGTAATATTTGCGCTTATTAACCATTCGTAAGTAGCAAATGAGGCGTTTGAATATGGAATACCAGACAGAATGCTTTTTATATGCTTCTGTACTATTCTATACGCTTTACGCTCGTATTTTGGTTGTAATGTTTGCCAGTTGGTCATTTAGTATAAATTGCTTTTCGTACAGTTATGGTAGTGCGGGGCTTTTTTTAGTCCGTACTTATCGAATATAGCGTACTTAGTAAATGGTATTTTATATCCATATGAATATGTAATACTATGTATTCTATCAAATCCTGTTAACAACTGAATAAGTCTTTTAATATCGCTCATAATTATTTCTTTTATACTTGATTAGCATTATCCATCATATTAGCACTTACATCGTCGATCCTTTGCATACCCGAAGGAATCCACACAACATCCATACCGTCCTCATTTAATGTTTCGTATTTAAACGCTGTTCTAACTTCATTTGGAGTAACATAAATCTCTTTCAATGCCTGTGCCTGCTTCAACATGTCTCCTTGCATTTCCGGCAAAGAACTCACATCCCATTCAATTACAGCGTTTTCATATCCTTTAAATCTAGGTATAAAGTTTTTGTTTAAAGCGTCTTGCAACAAAACTAAATCCGGTTGTATATCATCTGTTATAAGAGACTTTCTTGCCTCTCCTGTATCTGTACTACCTAGACTTGCTTTACCATCGTTATTCAATAACTCATCAGGAAAATTCAATACATTACAGATTGTTTTTCTATCCCAATTAAGATAATCAAAAGGTTTTAATTCATCAGTAGTAAGTGATATTCTTTGAAATCCAACTTCACCACTGGCACCCGCAATCTTGGCTAATCTCTCAGGGCTTCTATCCATTTCGACAAGCTTCTCTTTCATCGAATCGGCTTGATCTTTAGTCCATGGCGTACCTTTACCATAAACAAATCCAAAAGCACCCGCATTTTGGAGTGTTTTAATATTGTTATCGATTGCTGAGTTTTGACTGTTAATATTTCTTAATGCTGATCTTAATGGCGACATTCCGTATAAATGCGATCCACTCATATCAAAATTAGGATTAACATATTTCACGTGAATAACGTCCTCAGCAGGAAATTCCATGTATTGCGAACCCTCGATTAACATAAACGAATGTATAGGGCTTTCATAAGTTAACATACCCGCATTAGGCTTTAATACAATCTGCATTAAATGACTAGGCAACACATAAACTAACATAGGCTGTCCTTTGTTTGCGCCTTCTAGCGGTGCTACTGAATATAAATAGTAATCGCCTGTTAATTTTATATAAGTTTTGTACAAACCCCAAATATCCGCCCATGTTTGCGTTGGATTTGGTTGCTCTAATGGGAAAGGTAATTCTTTGTCTTTATACGCTTTAGTTTCAAGTGTGCGTCTTTTAACAGTCTGCAATAATGAGTGATTACCTTTAGTAGCTAGATCGAACTGTTTTAGTTTAGAATAGCCTTGTTTATCCTCTATTTGCTTAATGTAATACGGTACAGATACAGTCTTAACTGTCTGTTTATTTATTATAGCGTAAACATCAGGATTAGTGTTATATCCTTTCTCTAAGTATGTTTTATTATTAACATCGTAAGTGGTAAATCCTGATCCAATCCATTTAAAAAAAGATTGGTTAAACATATTGGTAATGTTTTCTTTACCTACTATTCTGCCTAAAAGTGTTCTTACAATTCCTGCCATGCGTGTAAAATTAATAAAAATATCGTTAGAAAAAGAAAAAATCTTGTTGCCTATCTAAATAGAACCTTTCATGTATCATAAACATATCCATTAAATCGGGTGAATCTCCATTTAACTTAGCTTTCATTTCATCTTTACCGTTAATTTGAAGCTTACCATCCATATCTACCTTTTTACGCTTTATAGCTTTTCTTTCGTGCATAAAACGTTGTTTGACAGTCATTTTTTCATCGTACATAGTATTAGCTACTTCTTCGGATATTTTGTATTTTCCCGCTTTTACTTTGTCTCCTGATCTATAATAACATTGCGTTTTTAGATTTGGATAGTTTTCTTTTACTCCAAAATCTTTATCTCCTTGCTTTAGTTCTGGATTAGGAAACGCACTACCTCCGTTATTAAACGGAATTGATCCAACTATAAAGCCATCAATAAAACTACCAACTCCATCAGCATCATAGCAGATATTTTTATTAGGCGTTTTTAATACTTTTGCCATATCCGTAATTACGTCAATAACCTCTTTACCGTTGTTTTTATCTAATATTTTAATCTTTACTAATTCCCTACCTCTCCATCCGCCAACTATAAATTTATTAGAGCCTTTCATTGCAATATCGGCAGTTATAAAAGTTTCTTCTGTATCTTCTAATTCATAAAGATTATTAAACATTCCTCTAAATGATTCATATTCATAAATATCATTATCCGACAAAATCATTTTCCAATTGCCATGCAAAAGAGCTGCTTGTGTACTTGCGTCCTGTGCTAATAAGTTCCCTAGATAAGCAGGGTTTGTTTTTAATAATTCCTTGTTATCGTAAATACTACCAGATATAAAAGTTACTGACTTTACAAACTCATTTGGATCAATACCTGATTTTTTTACTACGTCTTCTAAAATATGCCATCCTTTTTCAATAGCTTCTTTTTTAGAATCGCCCCAAATATAATTGTCTCCATCAACAATTAAATATCTTAGTTTACCGTCTCTTTCTGGAATCGGCAAACCTGTTTCTTGGTCAATCCACCATTC